ATGCTGGAACAAATGGGCATTGCCGCGAAGCAAGCCTCGTATAAATTAGCGCAACTCTCCAGCCGCGAAAAAAATCGTGTGCTGGAAAAAATCGCCGATGAACTGGAAGCACAAAGCGAAAGTATCCTCAACGCTAACGCGCAGGATGTTGCAGACGCGTGTGCCAATGGCCTTAGCGAAGCGATGCTTGACCGTCTGGCACTGACGCCCGCACGGCTGAAAGGCATTGCCGACGATGTGCGCCAGGTGTGCAATCTCGCCGATCCGGTGGGGCAGGTAATCGATGGCGGCGTACTGGACAGCGGCCTGCGTCTTGAGCGTCGTCGCGTACCGCTGGGGGTGATTGGCGTGATTTATGAAGCGCGCCCGAACGTGACGGTTGATGTTGCTTCCCTGTGCCTGAAAACCGGTAACGCGGTGATCCTGCGCGGCGGCAAAGAAACCTGTCGCACTAACGCTGCAACGGTAGCGGTGATTCAGGACGCCCTGAAATCCTGCGGCTTACCGGCGGGTGCCGTGCAGGCAATTGATAATCCTGACCGTGCGCTGGTCAGTGAAATGCTGCGTATGGATAAATACATCGACATGCTGATCCCGCGCGGTGGGGCTGGTTTGCATAAACTGTGCCGCGAGCAGTCGACAATCCCGGTGATCACAGGCGGTATAGGCGTATGCCATATTTACGTTGATGAAAGCGCAGAGATCGCTGAAGCATTAAAAGTGATCGTCAACGCGAAAACTCAGCGACCGAGCACATGTAATACGGTAGAAACGTTGCTGGTAAATAAAAACATCGCAGATAGCTTCCTGCCCGCATTAAGCAAACAAATGGCGGAAAGCGGCGTGACGTTACACGCTGATGCAGCCGCGCTGGCGCAGTTGCAGGCAGGCCCCGCGAAGGTGGTGGCTGTTAAAGCCGAAGAGTATGACGATGAGTTTCTGTCATTAGATTTGAACGTCAAAATCGTTAGCGATCTGGATGACGCCATTGCCCATATTCGTGAACACGGCACGCAACACTCCGATGCGATCCTGACCCGCGATATGCGCAACGCCCAGCGTTTTGTTAACGAAGTGGATTCCTCCGCTGTTTACGTTAACGCCTCTACGCGTTTTACCGACGGCGGCCAGTTTGGTCTGGGGGCGGAAGTTGCGGTAAGCACACAAAAACTCCACGCGCGCGGCCCAATGGGGCTGGAAGCTCTGACCACTTACAAGTGGATCGGCATTGGTGATTACACCATTCGTGCGTAAATAAAACCGGGTGATGCAAAAGTAGCCATTTGATTCACAAGGCCATTGACGCATCGCCCGGTTAGTTTTAACCTTGTCCACCGTGATTCACGTTCGTGAACATGTTCTTTCAGGGCCGATATAGCTCAGTTGGTAGAGCAGCGCATTCGTAATGCGAAGGTCGTAGGTTCGACTCCTATTATCGGCACCATTAAAATCAATAAGTTACACATCATTAGTACCTTCCTTATTTTTTGACTGGGACAAATTTGAGACCGATGGGTTCAGGATCGAGTCTATTTGCCGTGCGTGTTCGGTAAGGTGATTAGGTGCAAGGTGAGCATATCGACGAACCATTTCGATAGACTCCCAGCCTCCCATTTCCTGTAACACTGACAACGGGACTCCGGCTTGAACCAGCCAACTTGCCCAGGTGTGTCTCAAGTCGTGAAATCTGAAATCATCAATACCAGCCCGTCTCAGCGCCGCTTTCCAGGCTGTGTTTGCGTCATACCGCATCTTCCTTACTGTTGGCGCTTTCGTTCCGTCTGGTTTGGTACAGCTTTCCTTGTACACAAATACCCAACGGTGATGATTCCCGATTTGTTTTTTCAATACGCGACATGCAGTATCATTCAGCGCAACGCCAATTGCGCGGTTTGATTTACTCTCTTCCGGGTTTATCCATGCCACCCGGCGCTGCATATCTATTTGTTGCCATTCAAGGTTGATGATGTTCGAGCGTCTTAAGCCTGTTGCCAGTGCAAATTCAACAACAGACTTTAATGGCTCCGGACATTCATCAATCAGCCTTTGTGCTTCATGGGGCTCCAGCCAGCGGATCCGTTTATTCTTTGGTTGAGGCACTTTAATAATTGGTGCCTTATCCAGCATTTTCCATTCACGCTCTGCGGCTCTTAGTAGGGCCTTTATAAATGAAAGATGCGTAGCCTTCGTTGCAACGGACGCTGGTTTTGGCGTGTATTCTGGAACAGGTTTCCCTTTTTTTCTGCATGCTTCTGCCCTGAGTTTCCAGTTTTCCTCATGACGCCGGTTCGTCATTTTCTGCATTGCTGAATAAATTTTTGATTCAGTAATGTCTCTTAGTTGCATTCCTGCGAAATGTTGAAGCCAGAATCCGATCCGGCTTTTGTCATCGTCCAGTGATTTTTTATGTGCTTTCTCTTCAAGCCACCTGACACACGCTTCCTCGAACGTTATATCAGGTATTTCACCAAGTTTGCTGACCCGCCATGCTTCAGCCTTTAGCTTGTCATGGAGTTCTGTCGCCTGCCTTTTGTCCTTTGTTCCAAGAGACTGTTTAAATCTTTTACCGTTCGGCAATGTGAAACTGGCGTACCATATTTCACCTCTGCGGAAGAGTGACATTTTCTTTCCTCTGTTATGCCATCACCCGCGCTCACCTGGACAGTATGCAGCGGAGACTGAAGAGCCGCAATGCAGGCTTGTCGTGTTGTGAGGTAAGGAGATTTATTCTTAGTGGGATCTTTGCGTGTTGCCTGAAGACGCCCTGTGCGTATCCAGTTAATGGCAGTCGGTCTGGATATCTTGAGAAAATGACAGGCCTCATCGAGTGTGAGGCTGTATGGCTCCATTATTTCACCTCTTGCTGTGACATTGTTGAAAAATGGATACCAGCTCGTTGCTGCCAGACGATCCAACCGAGAGTCATATCCCATGCCATGTATTCGTTATCGCCGTTTTTTGCTCTCCGACGATCTACTAAGTCACCGAAACGCTTTTCCATGAATAATTCATAAGCTTCGCGTTCATCTGGTTCTACTTCCAGAGATAGGAGTGCGATTTCATAAGCACGGCGCTCAATATCGTCTCGCACGTCAAGGCTGCTGATACGCTCTTTAATTTCTTTAATCAGTTCTTTGTCGGTAAAAGTGGTCATTATGCTCCAGCCTCCGGTGCTTTTGGCATTACTGCCCAGTGAGTGATATTGACGTTTTCAAGGTCCCCGACCTGAAATGTCCACTGCCATTCTCCGGTTTCTTTTTGTCCCCAGGTGTACCAGAGAGAACGCCAGCCAATTAGCCAGCCTTCTCCGTTAGCATCGAATAACAAAACACTTTCATTTGCTGGTGGCAGTTCAGTTGACACTGGTATTACTTTGTTTTCCTGTGCTGCACATTTAGCTTCAAGCGCATCGAATTTACGCACCAGGTATTCAGCATCTGTTTCATTTACTTTCAGATCTCGCGGTACACATCTCCCACGAAGAAACCCTTCCATTTCGAAAACATTCATGCGCATTTGCGTAACTCCGATAACTCGTTAAAGCGTTCCATAAACATCCCGTAGGCATGGCCCGGTGCCAGTGGAATCACGTTGAACATCTCTGTTGCCGGGATACCTTCCAGTACAGGCCAGAAAGAGCCATCATCAAGCCCGAGATCGCGGCGTTCGGTTGCCAGCATGATGAGATCGGCATATTTCACGGGCGTACTCATAACTGGGGGTAACCCGTATTTCTCACGGATTACGGCGTCTATTTTTTCTTCCATTTGTTTATAGTCAGGAAGAAGGCGTTTCAGTGGTGCGGGAATGTCCTGGCAATACGCTTCTGTTGCATCATGCATTAACGCTTCAAAAGCAAATTCCTGCGGCACCAGCTGGCTGCAAAGAACCGCATGTTGGGCGACGCTGTAGAAGTGCGAAAGATGACCGGCAAAGCGACAGATATTTGAAAGGGAAACCGCGATATCGTTAATATCGATGTCGTCTTTATTTATCCTGTCATAATAAAAATGCTTCCCGGAAAAAGTTTTAATAAATGACATTTTGTTCTCCACGTATATGCGCTGCACCGCGCTGAATTCTGGTAAAAAGAATCCCTCACCATCCGGCGATTATTGAGTAAATTACGTTTCCATAAATGCCCCCGCAGGGGCATATGCAGTAATGAAATCAGGCGGTGAAAGTACCAATAAAGGTTTCTACTTTGCTGTCCTTGAATTTCTCAACAAGCAGATCACGAAATTCGTTAGCCATTTCTTCCTGCACCGCCTCCAGCTGAATAATGCGCAGAACCAGTACAGGACGATCGCCAGTGATAATACTGAGGCGTAATTTAAACGGACGTTCTTTCAGACCTTCAAACGGAACGCATTTAAATTCAAATGCCACTGGCATAATGTCTTTGGTCTTCGCTTCGACAGACTCCATCAGGGAGCGTTTGCCGCTGAAGTCATTATCTTCAAAATCAGCGGTCTGGTTTGCTTCAATCGTGATTTTACGGACAGCCGCAGCCGCTTTTGTTGCCTGAATAGCGTCACCATTAGCATCAAAGCCCACAAGATAGTCGGCCCAGTCTTCAATCCATTCTGCCAGTGACTTCTGGGAGTTACGCTCGCCGTTAACAGACAACAGAGCAGAGAACGGTGCTGTCTTTTTCAGTTTGAGTGTGGCGGTGTTATCTGCGTGACCTGGTTCATCAATAGTACCCAGGTTAAGCACACTGACGGCACGCATATTATCAGCATCGATAAAGCAGCGGGTGCCTTCATCTGCAAGATCTTTAGAATAACGGGTAAAGTCATCGATGCTGGCAGTGGAAAGCGCACCACGGAAACGGAAGCGATTTAAATTAAATTTTTCCAGATCATGAATGCGGAAATTCTCAGGCAATGCCACAGCATCGGCACCAATCTTACTGATAATTTCATTAACACCCTGAGCAGAAATAAGGGCATGGATTTGATTAATTGCGGTTGCGTCTAAGTTCTGAGACATAATAAGTCCTCACTATATAAAGATATTCAGTGATGAGATAAATAATCAGTTAATTAAAAACGATATTAACGACCTGCTGCGCGGAGTTTTCCGTCAGGTTCACCGGCAAGAGTCAGTAACTGTCCCTGGTCTTCCTGCAGAATAGTCAGGCGACCACCGCGATTGACATACATCGGCGTTTCGGTGGTGTCTTCTTCGGAAATTTTCCCGCGGTTAGTCGGGCGAACATATGAGAGTTTGTGTTTGATTTTCACACGGTTCTCATCAAATGGTTCGATTTCCAGGTTGAGTGAGACCTTACCTTTGGTTTTCGTGTTCATCACACCGGAAGCGACTTCACTGAGAACTGCGCCGATTTTGGTTTCAAATACGCCGCCGTCCAGCTCCCCGATAAATGCCTGCACATCAGTACTGCGTTCGCTAGCCATTTTGCTGCTCCTCATCATATCGACCCTGCAAGGCCGATTAGTTTCTCCACAAAACAGAGAAGAACACCTGCGGTGGCAGCCGCCCGGATGGATTGGGTTATGAGCCCGTCGTCCGGTGATGCTCTTCTCTGTTTTGTAAAAAGGACGGTACCAGCCGGAAGCAAGGGTACAAGCTGGTACCGCCAGGACTACACACAGCATAAAGTTGTGGTGCCGGGTGCCTCCCGGTGCCTGGCGAAGGTTGCACACCAGGCGGGTGGGTATCCACAGAAGGTCGACTGTCAGCCTCAACCTTAACCCGCGTGCGCTGAGCCGCATTCACCACAACGCTAAGGATTCTCTTTGGTTGAAAATACTTAGCTGTTATGTGCCTGTCTTTTCACCACTTCAGGCTCGGTGGTATCCTTTTAAGCCCGTATACATAAAAGGAAAATCAAATGACTTTTGATGAAAAAGAACTTGATAATGCAATTAATAAAATCATCGTAACGTCGCTCTTTTCCTGTCTCAGCGACACTCAGCAGAAACAGTTCTACGAATCGGCTTTCAACATGATCGAGCGTTGTTGTTTCTGCGATGCCGACGAGTTACCTGAAAAAATCAGGAAACAGTTGGCTGATGCTCTTCGAGTGCGACTTTCTGACCAATTTTCTGAAATGTGCTCTCCGAATTTGGACAAATAGAAAAAGGCCATTTCCATTCAGGGTCTGATGGAAATACTTCAGCCTGTTCCAAAGCACGGCGTAAAGAGAACACAACTCCAGCCATAATCTGATGTTTCCCATTGGTCCAGCTATCGCCGCTCTGATCTACAGGGGCGGCTATGTCGTATGACCAAACGACTTCACAGTTATTGTTTAAAATCTGGACTTTCATTTCATACACCTGCTTTAACATGAGTGCCTAGTGGCACAACATGACTCAACGAATCATCCTGGACTTCATATGCTCCAGGGGGCTACTTCGTGGACGACCTGCCTGTTTGTTGTTTCTCTTGGGTACATTATGTATCTCAAAGGTACATTGTCAAGTATAAAAAAACCTGCCGAAGCAGGTTCATAAACATTGATTAGGCTTTGATTTTGTATCTTCTTGGTTTTCCTGAGAAAATCACTGTACCAATTATAGAGCAATTACCGTTGATCTTAATGTAAGGCTCAGGCCAGTTTGGGTTTAACGCTTTGAGATAACGCTGTGTCCCATCTTCTATCAACCTTTTGAAGGTGGTTTCACCTGTATCGTGCATCAATGCAATAACGTCGTCACCGTGGCAGGCAGGTACTTCAGGATCGACAAAAATCATGTCTCCCGGGCGGTACTCATCAATCATTGAATCACCTATCACCCGCAAGATATAAGTCATTTCCCCACAGGGGACAGGGCAGGGATACGTTTCTGCTGTGCTCAAATCAACCTCAGAATATCCAACTTCTTTCCATGCTCCGGCCTGTACCCATGATATGACAGGGACTAATGTGATTTGTTTATTAGTGATTGAAACATCAGGTTTTTTTGTGATGTTCGTTGTCTGGTGTTCTTGATCGAGCCATCCGACAGGCAGGTCGAAACATTTTTCGATGTGTCGTGCCATGCTGTCACCGATATTTTTAGTAGCACCATCTCCCATAAACCTGCTGGTCTGGGTTGGCTCGCGATCAATCATAGTGGCAAAGGAAGAATTCCCGCCAACACCATCTCTCAGTTTTCTGGCGTTAGACCGCCGGATGTCATGGATTGTTTTCATAACAAAATTAAAACCCTTGTACCGTTAAGGTACAAGTATCTTGAAGGTTCATTTCAATCATGTAATATGTATACCGGAGGTACATATTGTATGAAAGCGTATTGGGACTCTTTAACCAAAGAACAGCAGGGCGAGTTGGCCGGAAAAGTTGGCTCAACACCTGGCTACTTACGGCTGGTTTTCAATGGCTATAAAAAAGCCAGTTTTGTGCTGGCTAAAAAACTTGAGCAATGCACGTCAGGTGCAATTACGAAATCTGACTTAAGACCGGATATCTATCCGAAAGATTAGCAGAACACTTTCAATTTTTAACCACAGAACGATGAGGCTAATCGTGGGTAAGCATCACTGGAAAATAGAAAAACAGCCTGAGTGGTACGTGAAAGCTGTCAGAAAAACTATCGCGGCGTTGCCGGGGGGTTACGCTGAAGCGGCTGACTGGCTCGATGTAACAGAAAACGCTTTATTCAACCGCCTTCGTGCAGATGGCGATCAGATTTTCCCGCTGGGATGGGCAATGGTTTTACAGCGTGCTGGTGGCACTCACTTCATTGCTGATGCTGTGGCGCAGTCTGCAAATGGCGTCTTTGTGTCTCTTCCTGACGTCGAGGATGTGGACAACGCTGATATCAACCAGCGCCTGCTGGAAGTCATTGAACAGATTGGCAGTTATTCCAGACAGATTCGTTCAGCAATCGAAGACGGTGTAGTGGAACCGCATGAGAAGACAGCAATTAACGACGAGCTGTATCTCTCAATTTCGAAGCTGCAGGAGCATGCAGCACTGGTCTACAAAATCTTTTGCATTTCAGAAAGTAATGACGCCCGCGAGTGTGCAGCTCCGGGCGCCGTGGCGTGTCGTGACTGTGGAGAAACTAACGCATGAACAGTTTAACAACACACTACCGTCGCTCGCAACTGATTGCGCTTCCTGTACCGGGTGGAAAAGCGAAGGTGGAGTATTGCTATGCAGTGAATGTACCAGGTGACAGGGAAATTGTAACCCACAGCTTTGCTGAGTGGGCTGTGGGTGATTTCAACCGGCAGAAGGAGACAGTCCTTTGCGAGAAGTTAACCGCTGGTTCAAAGATCACTACGGAGTGCCCGTCAGAGTCATTCGTTGGGAGCCGGAAACACAACGGGTTATCTATCTCCGAGAAGGCTATGAGCATGAGTGCTTCAGCCCGCTCGAACAGTTTCGTCGTAAATTCAGGGAAATAGAGGTCGGTCATGAGCACTAAATTAACCGGCTATGTATGGGATGGTTGCGCAGCGTCAGGCATGAAATTATCCAGTGTGGCAATTATGGCCCGCCTGGCTGATTTCAGTAATGACGAAGGTGTGTGCTGGCCATCAATTGAAACTATTGCCCGCCAGATTGGCGCGGGGATGAGTACCGTCAGAACGGCTATCGCACGGCTGGAAGCAGAAGGCTGGTTAACGCGTAAGGCGCGTCGCCAGGGTAACCGCAATGCGTCGAATGTTTATCAGCTTAACGTTGCGAAGCTTCAGGCAGCGGCATTTTCTCAACTGTCAGATTCTGACCCGTCAAAATCTGACGCATCAAAATCTGACCCGTCAAAATTTGATGCGTCGAAATCTGGCAAAAAATCGGGTTTTCACCCGTCAGAATCTGGCGGGGATCCGTCAGTAAAATCAAAACATGATCCGTCAGATAAAAAACCTTCTCGTCCGGACGCTTCGCAACCGGACACGCAGACGGATGAACAGGATTTTTTAACTCGCCATCCTGATGCGGTTGTATTCAGCCCTAAAAAGCGCCAGTGGGGAACGCCGGATGATTTGATCTGCGCACAGTGGCTCTGGAAAAAAATCATCGCCCTGTACGAGCAGGCTGCCGAATGTGACGGCGAGGTGGTTCGTCCCAAAGAACCGAACTGGACAGCCTGGGCAAACGAAATTCGCCTGATGTGTGTGCAGGATGGTCGTACTCACAAACAAATCTGCGAGATGTACAGCCGCGTCAGCCGCGATCCGTTCTGGTGCCGTAACGTGCTCAGCCCGTCGAAGTTGCGGGAAAAATGGGATGAGCTTTCCCTGCGCTTATCGCCGTCCGTCAGCACGCACACAGAAAAACGCGAAGACCCGTACTTCAAAGCCAGTTACGACAATGTGGACTACAGCCAGATCCCGGCAGGATTCAGGGGGTGATCATGAGTCTTTTGAATGACGTTCAGAAATTCATTGAAGCCCATCCGGGGTGTACTTCCGGAGACATTGCGGATGCTTTTGCAGGTTACTCACGGCAGCGAGTTCTGCAGTCAGCAAGCAAGTTACGTCAGAGTGGGCGTGTGGCTCACCGTTGTGAAGAGGATACACGCAGACATTTCCCGCGCCAGGCTGAGATATCGCAGGAGCCGGAACCAGTTTGTGAAACCAGACCTGTGCGCAATTTCTATGTCGGCACTAACGACCCCCGGGCGATTTTGTGCCTGACCCGCCAGGCTGAAGAACTGGAGTCCAGGGGCTTATTCCGTCGAGCTGCAACGGTGTGGATGGAGGCATTCCGTGAAAGCCACTCCCAGCCAGAACGAAACAATTTTCTGGCGCGTCGTGAGCGGTGCTTACGGAAAAGCAGCAAGCGCGCTGCATCGGGTGAAGAGTGGTATCTGTCAGGGAATTACGTGGGGGCTTAATGACGACGTTAACTCAATGCCAGCAGCAGGTGCTGGATATGCTGATTTCTTACCAGAAAGAACGTGGCTTCCCGCCAAGCAATCAGGAGGTGGCTACCATGCTGGGATACCGTTCAGTGAATGCAGCGGTGGAGCATCTTCGCGCACTGGAGAAAAAAGGCGTCATCACGATAAAGCGTGGCGTGGCCCGGGGCATCACGCTTCATACCGCGGTGAAGGATGACGACAGCGAGGCGGTCGGGATTATCCGCTCACTGCTTGCCGGTGAGGAAAACGCCAGGCTGCGTGCAGCCCACTGGTTACATGAGAGGGGGGTGAAAGTATGAAGCTGATTCTGCCTTTTCCACCCAGCGTGAACACCTACTGGCGACACCCCAACAAAGGGGCATTCGCTGGTAAGAGCCTGATAAGTGCGGCGGGGCGAAAATTCCAGAGCGCGGCGTGCGCAGCAATAGTTGAGCAGTTACGTCGTCTGCCGAAACCAACGTCGGCACCTGCTTCAGTGGAGATTGTGTTGTTTCCTCCGGATAACCGGATCCGCGATCTGGACAACTATAACAAGGCGCTGTTTGACGCCCTGACCCACGCGGGTGTGTGGGAAGACGACAGCCAGGTGAAAAGAATGCTGGTGGAGTGGGGACCGGTTATCCCGGAAGGGAAGGTCGAGATCACTATCAGTAAGTACGAGAAAACGGCGGGTGCAGCCGCCTGATCAAGAGGAGAAACGAAGTATGAATAATCTGATGGTCATTGATGGTATTGAAGTTCGTCGTGATGCTTATGGGCGTTACAGCCTGAACGATCTGCACAGGGCTGCCGGTTCTCTGGATAAGCATAAGCCTGCATTCTGGCTCCGCAATGAGCAAACTGAACGTTTAATAAGCGAGTTGCAGATTTGCAACTCGGTCAATATAGAGCCAGTTAACGTTATTCGCGGCGGAAATAATCAGGGGACGTATGTCTGTAAGGAACTGGTGTATGCCTATGCAATGTGGATCAGCCCGTCATTCCATCTGAAGGTGATCCGTACTTTCGACATGGTAACCAGCGCACCGGAAAAATTATCCGGACAGGCTGCTGACAAGATGCAGGCTGGAGTGATTCTGCTGGACTTTATGCGTCGGGAGTTAAACCTGTCTAACTCATCTGTGCTTGGGGCCTGTCAGAAACTCCAGGAGGCTGTTGGCTTACCGAATCTGGCACCGCGCTATGCCATTGATGCTCCTGCTGATGCACACGATGGCTCAAGTCGCCCCACGCTGTCGCTGAGTGCACTGCTGAAGCAGTATGGTATCCGCCTGACGGCTAATCAGGCATATCACCAGATGGTGAAGCTGGGGATCGTTGAACAACGCGAACGATACAGCCGTACCGCGATTAACAACATCAAAAAATTCTGGTCGCTGACAGCGAAAGGCTGCATGTTCGGCAAGAACATCACCAGTCCCGCAAATCCGCGCGAGACGCAGCCGCATTTCTTCGAATCCCGATTCCCTGAGCTGTTAAAGCTGCTCGATACCGTTCATTGAGGTGACCGTGAGAGCACTACTGACCCCTGAAATTGCCCCGCGTATGGGGATCGTATTGTTCAGACCAGGTTCAGAGCTGATGCCCCTGTTTATGCAGGGGCGTGTCCTGCTGGAGCCTGAGCCGGAACGTTATTCATCTTTCGCCAGTGGTGCCGTTCCGGCGGCATCACAACCGCTGGCGGATGATCCTGCCGTTCGGGCCGTGTTCCGCAATGAGGCAGTGATCCGTCGTGCTGGTGGCGTGGAATGTCTTGAAAGCTGGTTACTTCGTGAAAAGGGCTGTCAGTGGCCTCATTCCGACTGGCACAGCGAGAACATGGCCACAATGCGACACGCGCCGGGCGCAATCCGTCTGTGCTGGCACTGCGATAACCAGCTGCGCGATCAGTTCACGGAACGGCTGGAATCAATGGCAACGGATAACTGTGCCCGCTGGGTGTTGTCTGTTGTGCGTCGGGATCTCGGTTTTGATGATAGTCACGTTGTGACAATGCCGGAACTGTGCTGGTGGCTGATTCGTAATGATCTGGCGGATGCCTTACCGGAAAGTGCAGCCCGTAAGGCACTGAGATTACCGAAGCCTGTTGTGCCGTCTGTCACCCGGGAAAGTGACTTTGTGCCTTCGGTTCCTGCCACCAGCATCATCCAGGATAAAGCGAAAAAGGTGCTGACGCTGAAAGTGGATCCGGAGTCGCCGGAGTCTTTTATGTTACGCCCCAAACGTCGCCGCTGGGTTAATGAAAAGTACACGCGCTGGGTTAAGACACAGCCGTGTGCATGTTGTGGAAAGCCTGCTGATGATCCCCACCACCTGATAGGTCACGGCCAGGGTGGAATGGGTACAAAAGCGCATGACCTCTTTGTGTTGCCTTTGTGCAGAAAGCATCACGACGAGCTGCATGCGGATACCGTGGCATTTGAAGAGATGTATGGCTCCCAGCTGGAGCTGATATTTCGTTTTATCGATCGTGCGTTGGCAATTGGTGTGCTGGCCTGATTTTGTGGAGAAGGTTGATGCGTGATATGTATGAAGTTTTGGACCGCTGGGGAGCATGGGCGGCAGCAGATAACAGTGGTGTGGACTGGCAGCCGATAGCGGCTGGTTTCAAGGGACTTTTACCACACGGTAAAAAGTCACGTCTCCAGTGTGATGATGATGAAGGCATCATGATAGATAGTTGTGTGGCTAGGTTGCGTAAATATAAGCCGGAAGAGTATGAGCTGATAATTGCTCACTTTGTTGTTGGCATCTCACTTCGTGCTATTGCTAAAAAGAGGAAGTATTCTGATGGTACAATTAGAAAAGAATTACAAATGGCCATTGGATTTATTGAAGGCTGCCTTTGTGTAATAAATTAAAAAAGAACCGGCGGCTTAGCCGGTTCTTTTTTAATTAAAATGATTTCAGATATTTGTTTTTGAGTTTTTCATTAGCGCTTTGGATTTCATGTAATGTTGTTCCAATTTTTTCTTTTTCATATTTCGCATCGTTAGTACATGCTTGTCTTAATTCAGATATTAATCCATTGTCTTTGTTTTTTTTGTTGTCTAATAGTTCAATTCGCTCGCAAATAAACTCAACATGCCTTACTGATGATGTAAAAATGTAATATAGGACTTGTTTGTCTTTTTTATCGTCTCGCAGCAATTCAAGCATTTCGCTATAAATAAAATCTAATTTATAAAATAACTCATCAATAAGTCTATTTATTTCTAGTTTTTTTAAATTCTTCGCATTGTTAATGCGAGTAAGTATTGCTGTAACTATCCAGCCTAATATTGTTAAAAAAATGCCAACAATCGCTATAATCGTTGCAGGCATTGTCCATAAATTCTGAGTAACGTCAGTGTCCATTATTTTAGATCTCGCAGAGCATCATCAATATATGAAATTACTTCCTCAATAATGTATTGATCTTTACTTTTGAGATTCTTCTTAAGCTTCTCCAATTTTTCGCGCTCTATCCCTTTACGCACCAAACCTCCAAAGGCCTCCTCAAGGAAAGATGAGCCATAGCCAAAAACACCATCAAAGTCAATGACTAAGTCTGGATTTTCGTTAAGTGCTGGTATCAAAAATAAATCGCGGAATTTTTCGCCACTGTTTTCACCTAACCTTTCGTATCTAGGCCCCGGGAATCTTGAAAAGTCCTTGATAAATAAGGTTTTCATTGAGAGTCTCCTTCATTTGGTAGCGGTACGCTCCATTCAACTATAGTACCGTTGATGGAATGTTTGGCATCCCACATTAACTCTGGTCTTGCTTTCTTACGATGAGTATATCTGTAATTTCCTTTGTTGGATATAATTCGTAATTGTGCATTTTCAAAGTTTTCTATGATAGATTGTAAATCAGTTCCTCCTTTCCCTCTGTATCCAAGCTTTGTTCGGGTTCGTTTAACCTGCAATGAGGCTTTTATATGTTCTGAATCAAGGACTAATGGCTTACCAAGGAACTCGGTTAGCTTTGCAAGAACCTTTTCACCTTGAGTAAGTTTTAACGTTTTAGGTATACCTACACCGAGGTCACAAATTAGTAATATTAACTTGTTGTTCATAATTGCAGCAAAGCACCACCATTTATTTTTATTGTTATTTTTATTTGAGTCATATAAATCGTCTCGATATGCATGTTCTACTGAATTAGACATGGCTTCTATCAAGGGACGATATAAATCTGTATAATCGGTACCCATTTTTTCTGTGATTGTTTCTAATAAGTTTCCTGCAATTTCCGAATCTACTAGTTCGCCACGAATTACCTCCCAACATTTTACAGACGGAGTTTCTCTCATTTCTCTTGATTTAACACCTAATGCTGCATAGATTCCGATTCTGTTCAAAACAGAATCAACAACGTGCTGTTCTCCTTTTGATGAAGTTTTGATTGGCGGTTTGGCTACGATATATTTTAAGTCCCTATGATTGCTTTTTAACGTCTCTAGTTTTGCAAGAAGAAATAAGCCAGCAGCAGCCGATATATGAATTGTATTTCTAAAACATATATATATCTTTTTATTTCCTGTCTTTGCTTTGTTTTCTATTTTTTCTATAAAATTAACCACATTCTCATGATATTCCGCCTTGTAAATATCAAGTATGGTTGGAGCAAGTATTTTCTCTGGAGCGATTTTTTTTAAACTTCCATTACGTTTTAGCTTTCTTTCTGTTGTGCTTCTTTTACTAGCTATCGAGCGCATAAATTTCTTATGGCGCAACTTCCGTATTACTTCAGTGAACAGTTTTTCGATTTTCTTCATTTGTATAGATTCAATAGATAAACGTACTTCAGAATATTACTAAAATGCTAACGCGTACGCAAAAAGTATTGTATCGTGTTAAGAGTGGTTACGTCGCCACACAGCTTAAACCCGCCATTGAGCGGGTTTTGTCGTTTCTGGGCCTTGGTATTCGTTGGGCTTGTTCTATCTAGTACTTATCCATTGGCTCGGCTTCTTTTACGTTTCCGCTTCTGATTTGCGGTTCGTGGTACTCCCTCAATTTGCACCTCCTGTATCGGCGAGGTGAGAGATAACTACAAATGCCTCATAACCCAAATACCTGGCTGGAGTTGGTCCAGAGCTGGTGGCGTGGAGACACACCGCTGGGCGCAGTGATTATGTCGATCGTTATGGCTGGTTTACGTATTGCCTATTTTGGCAGTGGTGGTGGCTGGAAACGAAAAACGCTCGAGATTTTGCTCTGTGGTGCTCTGACGCTGACTTTTGCATCCGCTCTTGAGTATGTCGGATGGCCTAAATCGCTTTCTGTTGCCATTGGTGGCGGCGTTGGGCTGATCGGTGTCGATGCTATTCGTGGGGCTGCAATGCGAGTAATCGGTAACAAATTTGGTAGCTCGAAGGAGTAATTTATGCAGGAACTAAATCCCCAGCGTAAAGCTTTCCTAGATATGGTGGCCTGGTCAGAAGGAACGGATAACGGGCGACAACCGACACGTAACCACGGTTATGACGTTATTGTGGGGGGCGAACTGTTCACTGATTACTCCGATCATCCTCGCAAACTTGTCATGCTGAACCCAAAACTCAAATCAACAGCCGCCGGACGTTACCAGCTTCTTTCCCGTTGGTGGGATGCTTACCGTAAACAGCTTGGTTTGAAAGACTTCTCCCCCAAAAACCAGGACGCAGTGGCATTGCTGCAGATTAAAGAGCGTGGCGCTTTACCGATGATTGATCGCGGCGATATCCGTCAGGCAATCGACCGTTGCAGCAATATCTGGGCTTCATTGCCGGGTGCTGGTTACGGTCAGTATGAACATAGAATCGGTGACCTGATTGCCCGATTTAAAGAGGCTGGTGGGGTGGTAAATGAAGTTGAGTTATAAGTTGGCTATCTCTGCTTTCTTCTTTACTGTCATTGGCTCTTTCATCTGGTCAGCGAATTACTACTACAGCAAATATCAGCATGAAAAGAAACGTGCTGATGAGGCTGTACAAAATGCTGAATCGGCAACTGCCATTACCAATAACGTCCTGCAATCAATACAAATCTTAAATACAGTTCTGGAGGCTAACCAGCATGCAAAACAGCAGATCGCACTGGAGTCACAGAGAACCCAGGAAGATATCAAAGTGGCTGTTGAGAATGATGATTGCGCTTCCCGTCTTGTTCCTGCTCGTGCAACTGAGCGGCTGCGCCGGTACGCGGACAATTTACGTGCCAGTTCCGGCGGTACCACTACCGGCGAACCTGACCGCTGAAACCCCACAGCCAGCTATTCCTGATCCGCTGACTTACAAAGATAGTCTGGATTTAAACGTGAGCCTGCTGTCAGTGCTGGCTGCCTGTAATAGGGATAAGGCTGATATTCGTAAAATTGAAGCAGAGAAGAGTGAGCCATGAAGCAGTAAAGTGGAAAGACCGCAGCAAGAAGTGCCTGTTCAGCATTAATGAAGATGTCCCAAATACCTAAAATAGCGAGTAGCCACATGCACGTCAACTACGAGCGTGTGGCCAGCATAACGTTGTATAAACTAAGTGATAGCAGAGTTCAATATACGTATACTGAGAGAACTATTTCTATTTGAGAACTGAAAATGACGGACTATACTTTTTTTTACTGGATAGAGATGCTTCTTAAAGAAGGCAATGTTTTATTTATTGTTCTTGCTTGTTTGATTGTCTTTTTTACTTTAAAAAAAGAAATAATAATGGTTTTAGGTCGTCTTAATACAGTTAAGCTAGGTGACTATGAGATTAAATTTAAAAAAGAAATGTTTGAAATAGAATCTAAAAGTATAGAGGTTATTAAAAATTTACCTGGAACAAATCCTGTCCTGCCGACTCAACTCATTGAGAATTTCAATATTTTTGAGAGTCTTGCTAGTACTCAGCCTAATGTTGCTGTACTTTCAGCTTGGCGCGAATTGGAGTTAACCGCTATAACGCTTGCATCTAAAAAGGGGATTGAGATCAACGGGACATCTTTAGGGCGGGCTTCAGGTATCGCTGCCTTGAAAAATGTCCAATCTGCAAACAAAATTTCTAGTGACATTGTTAAGCTCTATGAAAAAACAGGAGAGTCTATTAAGCCTATATCCCAAGGAAAGCTCTTATGTACTCAGGAAGATGCTTTGGCATTCTGTAAGAATGCAAAAAGACTTAGCAATTATTTAACATCCATATTTTAGTATGTATCCATAGAGCATCCATTATTATTGGAGTAGTCGTTACAGCAGGCATTCACTGAGTGCCTGCTGCTGAACTCTAATAGCAAGATGGAGAATCTGCATTAAATTTTTGAGAGAGATTACTTATTTCATTCACTCCCTTATGATTAAGTAATCGCCTAATATTTTCTGGAGCCTTGAATATAAATGGGCCTTTTAGATCCTCGATGATTCCTCCTGCGACGCAGATCAAATGCTTGAAATCAACATCTTCAATTGTGGGCTTGGAGTCCAGATTATCGCTTGTCATTTAAAAACATCCTTTCTTGCCATTAGCAGCATTGAGCATGTTATGGAATCTGTAATTTAGGATGCTGGTACTACCAGTGCTTTTTTTGTTTCATTTTGTGAATCACCTCATTTACGAGGGGAGCCTATCATGCCACCACGAACACCAAAAGCCTGCCGTGTTCGCGGCTGCCGCTCTACAACCACAGACCCGTCAGGCTACTGCGAAAGCCACAAAAGCGAAGGCTGGAAGCAGTACAAACCTGGACAATCCCGTCACCAGCGCGGCTACGGTTCGAAGTGGGATGTTATCCGCGCGTGCGTGCTGAAGCGTGATAAAGGACTGTGTCAGTTATGTCTGCGTGCTGGTGTGGTACGTGAGGCGAAAACCGTTGACCACATCATCCCTAAAGCGCATGGCGGCACAGATGCCGACAGCAATCTGCAGAGCCTGTGCTGGCCGTGTCATAAGGCGAAGACGGCCCGTGAACGGCTGAAGTGAGAACCAGTTCCCACTGCCAGAGGGGAGGGGCGGGTCAAATCCCTGTGACCTGACGTCTTCCGGACTGCCCGCCCCATCGTTTTTTTATACCCGCGAAAAATGAAATTTAACCAGGAGTGCCGCATATGGCTGGAACGGCGGGGCGTTCCGGGCGTCGCCCTAAGCCAACGGCGCGCAAGGCGCTGGCCGGAAACCCCGGCAAGCGAGCCCTGAACAAAGATGAACCTGTTTTTACGCCCATCAAAGGTGTTGAGCCACCGGAGTGGTTCGCTGAAGAAGAGCTTCCTCTCGCTACGATCATGTGGCAACTGACAACCAAAGAACTCTGCGGTCAGGGCCTGCTGTGCGTGACTGACCTCGCAGTGCTTGAGCGGTGGTGCGTGGCCTATGAGTTCTGGCGACGTGCCGTGAAAAATATTGCCAGACAGGGCAACACCATCACCGGTGCAATGGGCGGCATGGTCAAAAATCCGGAGCTGACCGCCAAAAAAGAACAGGAGTCCGAGATGAGCAGTACGGGGGCAATGCTCGGACTCGACCCCAGCAGCCGCCAGCGTCTGATTGGCCTGGCGGGGAAGAAGAAAGCCACTAACCCGTTTCTGAAAATTATCGAGTCATGAGCCGGAAATCTTACCCCAACGTAAATGCTGCCAATCAGTATGCCCGGGATGTCGTGCGCGGAAAGATTGTGGCCTGCCAGTTTGTGATTCAGGCCTGCCAGCGCCATCTTGACGACCTGATGGCGGAAAAAAGTAAGTCGTTTCGTTACCGCTTCGACAAGGATCTGGCTGAACGGGCCGCCAAATTTATTCAGCTGTTGCCGCACACCAAGGGTGAGTGGGCATTTAAACGGATGCCCATCACGCTGGAGCCGTGGCAGCTCTTTGTGATCTGCTGCGCGTTTGGCTGGGTCAATAAAGGCTCCCGGCTGCGCCGCTTCCGGGAGGTGTATACCGAAATCCCCCGTAAGAACGGCAAATCGGCAATCTCTGCCGGTGTTGCCCTGTATTGTTTTGCCTGTGATAACGAGTTTGGCGCGGAAGTGTATTCCGGTGCCACGACAGAGAAACAGGCGTGGGAAGTCTTTCGCCCGGCGCGACTGATGTGTAAACGCACACCCATGCTGACGGAAGCGTTCGGGATTGAGGTTAACGCCTCAAACATGAACCGTCCGGAGGATGGGGCGCGGTTTGAACCGCTGATTGGTAACCCCGGTGATGGTTCATCACCCCACTGTGCGGTGGTGGATGAATATCACGAGCACGCCACAGATGCGCTTTACACCACGATGCTTACCGGGATGGGGGCGCGACGTCAGCCACTGATGTGGGCTATCACTACCGCCGGGTACAACATTGAGGGGCCGTGCTACGACAAACGGCGGGAAGTCATCGAGATGCTCAACGGCTCGGTGCCTAACGATGAACTGTTCGGGATCATCTATACCGTTGATGAAGGTGACGACTGGACCGACCCGCAGGTGCTGGAAAAAGCCAATCCAAATATTGGCGTGTCGGTTTATCGCGAATTTTTGTTAAGTCAGCAGCAGCGTGCGAAAAATAACGCCCGTCTGGCAAACGTCTTTAAAACAAAACACCTCAATATCTGGGTGTCGGCGCGTTCGGCGTATTTCAACCTGGTGAGCTGGCAGAGCTGCGAGGATAAATCACTGACCCTTGAGCAGTTCGAGGGGCAGCCGTGCATTCTGGCCTTTGACCTGGCGCGTAAGCTGGATATGAACAGCATGGCGCGACTTTATACCCGCGAGATTGACGGTAAAACGCATTACTACAGTGTGGCCCCGCGTTTCTGGGTACCGTATGACACGGTGTACAGCGTCGAGAAAAATGAAGATCGACGGACAGCCGAACGCTTTCAGAAATGGGTGGAAATGGGCGTTCTGACCGTTACCGATGGTGCAGAGGTGGATTATCGCTACATCCTCGAGGAGGCCAAAGCGGCGAACAAAATCAGCCCGGTCAGCGAGTCACCCATCGACCCCTTCGGGGCGACCGGGCTCTCACATGACCTTGCTGATGAAGACCTGAACCCCATCACTATCATTCAGAACTACACCAACATGTCCGACCCGATGAAAGAGCTGGAAGCGGCAATTGAATCGGGGCGCTTTCATCATGATGGCAATCCCATCATGACCTGGTGTATTGGCAACGTGGTCGGCAAAACCATTCCGGGTAACGATGATGTGGTGAAGCCCGTCAAAGAGCAGGCGGAAAACAAAATCGATGGTGCAGTTGCGCTGATTATGGCGGTTGGCAGAGCCATGCTGTACGAGAAAGAAGACACGCTGTCTGACCACATTGAGTCCTATGGGATCCGCTCGCTTTAACTGAGGTAATTATGATCATGCTGATTCTCGCGCCTCTGGTGGGCGTGCTGGGGGCGCTTTTGCTGGCGTATGGTGCCTGGCTGATTTATCCCCCGGCGGGGTTTGTTGTTGCCGGGGCGTTGTGCCTGTTCTGGTCGTGGCTGGTGGCGCGATATCTCGACCGTACACAGCCGTCTGTCGGCGGAGGTAAATAGTGTTCTTTTCGGGATTATTTCAACGAAAAAGTGACGCACCGGTGACCACGCCAGCAGAGCTGGCGGATGCCATCGGGTTGTCCTACGACACCTATACCGGAAAGCAGATCAGCAGTCAGCGGGCCATGCGACTGACGGCGGTTTTTTCCTGCGTCAGGGTGCTGGCAGAGTCGGTCGGGATGTTGCCCTGCAACCTGTATCACCTGAACGGCAACCTGAAACAGAGAGCCACCGGCGAACGTCTGCATAAGCTGATTTCCACGCATCCCAATGGCTATATGACGCCGCAGGAGTTTTGGGAGCTGGTGGTCACCTGTCTGTGCCTGCGGGGAAACTTTTACGCCTACAAAGTGAAAGCATTTGGCGAAGTGGCTGAACTGCTACCCGTCGATCCCGGCTGTGTGGTACCGAAGCTTAACAGTAGCTGGGAGCCGGTCTATCAGGTCACATTCCCGGACGGCTCCACGGATGTGCTGAGCCAGGAAGATATCTGGCATGTGCGCACGCTGACGCTGGACGGACTGGTGGGGCTGAATCCCATCGCCTATGCCCGCGAGGCAATATCGCTGGCGGCAGCGACCGAAGAGCACGGGGCCAGACTGTTCAGCAATGGTGCGGTGACGTCGGGTGTGTTGCGTACAGAGCAGACGCTGTCAGATCAGGCTTACGAGCGCCTGAAGAAAGATTTTGAGGAGCGTCACACCGGGCTTGGCAATGCTCACCGCCCGATGATCCTTGAGATGGGGCTGGACTGGAAGTCGATGGCGCTGAACGCCGAGGACAGCCAGTTCCTGGAAACCCGCAAGTTTCAGCTTGAAGAAATCTGTCGTCTGTTCCGGGTGCCATTGCACATGGTGCAGAACACCGATCGCGCCACCTTCAACAATATCGAAGAGCTGGGGCTGGGATTTATCAACTATTCACTGGTGCCGTATCTGACCCGCATTGAGCAGCGGATCAACACCGGACTGGTACGAAAAAGTAAGCAGGGCGTTTATTACGCCAAATTTAACGCCGGGGCCTTACTGCGCGGGGATATGAAGTCCCGTTTTGAAGCCTACGCTACCGGGATCAATTGGGGAATTTACTCTCCCAATGACTGCCGCGACCTGGAAGATATGAATCCGCGTCCCGGTGGTGATGTCTATCTCACACCGATGAACATGACCACGAAACCCTCCGATGGCAGTAAAGCCGGTAAGCAGAAGGATAACGCCAATGCAGACGAAACAACGTCTTGATGTACCGCTGAGTCTGAAATCTGTCAGTGACTCCGGTGAGTTTGAAGGGTATGGCTCCGTCTTTGGTGTAAAGGACAGCCACGATGATGTGGTGATGTCAGGGGCATTTGCCGCTTCCCTGCGGGCGTGGAGTGACAGAAAAGCGTTACCTGCGCTGCTCTGGCAGCACCGCATGGATGAGCCCATCGGTGTTTACACCGAAATGAAGGAAGACGATGTCGGGCTTTACGTCAGGGGGCGGTTGCTCATTGATGATGATCCCTTGGCAAAACGCGCACATGCACACATGAAGGCCGGTTCGTTAACCGGCCTTTCTATTGGGTACGTCCTGAAAGACTGGGAATACGACCGGAGCAAAGAAGCCTTTCTGCTGAAAGAAATCGACCTCTGGGAAGTCAGTCTGGTGACGTTCCCGTCTAACGACGAGGCGCGGATCAGCGACGTCAAGAACGCACTGGCCCGCGGGGAAATCCCCGAACAGAAAAAAATCGAAAGAGTCCTGCGTGATGTCGGACTCTCCCGTACCCAGGCCAAAGCATTCATGGCCGGGGGCTATGGCGCACTGTCCCTGCGCGACGCTGAGGATGTGGGCTCTGCACTGAATGCACTGAAAAATCTGAACTTCTAATCAGGAGGAATACGATGGCGGTTGATATTAAAGATGTGGAACAGGTCGCGCAGGAGCTGCAGCAGAAGTTTGACGACTTCAAGGCAAAGAACGACAAGCGCGTGGATGCGATTGAGCAGGAAAAAGGCAAACTTGCCGGACAGGTGGAAACCCTGAACGGGAAACTCAGCGAGCTGGAAAATCTCAAAAGCGACCTTGAAAAAGAGCTGCTTGAGCTGAAACGTCCGGCAGGTGGTGCGCAAAATAAACTGGCCACAGAGCACAAAGAGGCGTTTGTGGGCTTCCTGCGTAAAGGCCGTGAAGAAGGTCTGCGCGATCTGGAGCGCAAGGCATTGCAGGTGGGCACCGATGAAGACGGTGGCTATGCCGTGCCGGAAGCACTGGATCGCAACATTCTCACCCTGCTGAAAGATGAAGTGGTGATGCGCCAGGAAGCCACGGTAATCACTGTTGGCGGTTCCGACTACAAAAAACTGGTGAATCTGGGCGGCACGGCTTCCGGATGGGTTGGCGAGACTGATGCACGCTCCCAGACCGCCACCTCAAAACTGGGACTGATTGAACCTTTCATGGGGGAAATCTACGGCAACCCGCAGGCTACCCAGAAAATGCTGGATGATGCCTTCTTCAACGTGGAGACCTGGATCAACAGCGAGCTGGCAACCGAATTTGCCGAACAGGAAGAAATTGCCTTTACCACCGGCGATGGTACCAAGAAGCCGAAAGGGTTCCTGGCGTATGAATCCACCGATGAAACCGATAAGGTCCGGGCGTTCGGCAAACTTCAGCATATTGTATCCGGCGAAGCGACGGGGGTGACCGCAGACGCCATTATCAAACTGATTTACACGCTGCGAAAGGCACACCGCACCGGCGCGAAGTTCATGATGAACAACAACAGCCTGTTTGCCATCCGTTTGCTGAAAGACACCGAGGGTAACTATCTGTGGCGTCCGGGGCTGGAACTGGGGCAGCCGTCCTCTCTGGCGGGTTACGGTATCGCTGAAAACGAACAGATGCCGGATATCGCCGCTGATGCGAAAGCCATTGCATTTGGTAACTTCAAACGGGGTTACACCATCGTTGACCGTATCGGCACCCGCATTCTGCGTGACCCGTACACCAATAAACCGTTTGTCGGTTTTTATACCACCAAGCGCACCGGCGGGATGCTGGTCGATTCGCAGGCCATCAAACTGCTGAAGATTGCAGCGGCGTAATCACTCAGGGGCGCGGAACCGCGCCCCCTGTTCTGACGGGTGAAGAATCATGATCCTGAAACAAGATCTGAAATGGTCACCGGACGGTATGCGTGTTGAGGTCATTCGGGCCGGTGAGTATGACGACGGGGCGCTTCCTGCCCGGGTGCAGGAGATTGCACTTCAGGCCGGGTTAGCAGAGCGCGGAATCAGTGCAAAAAGCAGTAAAGCGGCAAAAGAGAAAAAAGCCACGACCAGTAAAGAGGGCTGAGTATGCTTCTGACAATGGAAGAGATTAAAGCCCAACTCCGGCTGGATGAGGATTTCGATGCTGATGACCGCCATCTGCAACTGCTGGCCTGTGCGGCACAAAAGCGGACGGAAACGTATCTGAACCGGAAGCTCTATGCACCGGATGAAACCATTCCGGACAGCGATCCGGACGGGCTGCACCTGCCGGATGATATTCGTCTGGGGATGCTGATGCTTATCAGCCATTTTTACGAAAACCGCTCGTCGGTTACGGAAGTGGAGAAACTCGACATGCCGCAGAGTTTTGGCTGGCTTGTCGGCCCGTACAGGTACTTTCCGCAATGAAAATTCGTCAGGCGCAGACCAGCGCAACCTACATTCTGCCGGACCCCGGTGAACTGAATAAACGCGTCCTGATCCGCCTGCGGGTGGATATGCCCGCGGATAACTTTGGCGTGGAGCCTCAATACCCGGTTACGTTCCGGACATGGGCGAAGGTTATCCAGACCAGTGCCACCACCTGGCAGGAAACCGCGCAGACCGGGGACGCCATCACCCATTACATCACCATTCGTTACCGCCGGGGGATCACCGCTGATTATGAGGTGGTCTGTGGTGACAGTGTGTACCGCGTGAAACGTCAGCGTGATCTGAACGGAGCGCGGCGCTTTCTGCTGCTGGAGTGTACGGAGCTGGGCGAATTTACGCAGAGTCACGGAGGCAACAATGGCGACTTCCTTTTTGCACGTTGATTTTCAGCAGCCCGCGGAGATGCGCTTTAACCGCGCCCGTGTCCGGCGGGCGTTTGTCACGATTGGTCAGCGTCATATGCGTGATGCCCGTCGGCTGGTGATGCGCCGTGCGCGGTCGGCACCGGGTGAAAACCCCGGTTATCAGACCGGACGCCTGGCTCGTTCGATTGGTTACATGGTGCCGAGAGCCAGTAAAAAGCGAGCCGGTTTTATGACACGCATTGCCCCTAACCAGCGCAACGGGAAGGGGAACCGGATGATCTCTGGTGACTTCTATCCGGCGTTTCTGTTTTTTGGTGTCCGGGGAGGGGCAAAGCGTCGTCGCAGCCATCATCGTGGTGCATCCGGTGGCAGCGGCTGGCGGCTGGCTCCACGTAATAACTTTATGGTGGAAACGCTTGAAAAGAACCGCAGCTGGACACGCTATTTTCTGGCGCGGGAATTACGTAAATCACTGAAGCCGGAGCGACGACACAGATGAAACTGACGCCTGTTATTGCTGCGCTGCGTGCCCGCTGCCCGTATTTTGAAAACCGGGTGGCAGGCGCGGCACAGTTCAAAAATCTGCCGGAGGTCGGAAAGCTGAGACTCCCGGCGGCGTATGTGGTACCGGGTGATGATTCTCCGGGAGAAAATAAAAGCCAGACCGACTACTGGCAGGAGCTGAAAGAGGGTTTCTCCGTGGTTGTCATACTGAGTAACGGGCGTGATGAGCGCGGTCAGTTTGCCTCGTATGATGTGGTGGACGATGTCCGGCAGATGCTCTTTAAGGCTCTGCTGGGCTGGAACCCGGAGGCGTGCGGTAACCCGATTACCTATGACGGCGGCACGCTGCTGGATATGAATCGTCATGAGCTGATTTATCAGTTCGATTTTTCGGTCATCAGAGAGCTGACTGAAGACGATACCCGCCAGCAGGATGATCTGAACAGTCTGGATGAACTGCAAACGCTGGCGATTGATGTTGATTATCTCGAGCCCGGTAACGGGCCTGACGGCGATATCGAACATCACACCGAAATAACCCTTCCTTCCTGAGGATCCTCATGTTTGTGAAAGCTGTTAAAGGGCGGTCAGTGCCTGACCCTGCCCGCGGCGACCTTTTGCCCGCCGAGGGGCGAAATGTTGATGAGAACAACTACTGGCTGCGCCGTGAAGCAGCGGGTGATATCCGGCGCGTGAATAAAAAGGTGAACACCGATGACGATAAGCTTTAACACCATTCCGTCGAATACGCTGGTTCCGCTGTTTTATGCGGAAATGGATAACCAGGCGGCGAATACTGCACAGGACAGCGGGGCATCGCTGCTGATTGGTCATGCCAATAACGGTGCAGAGATTGTTGCCAACAGTCTGGTGCTGATGCCATCGGCAGACTATGCACGCCAGATTTGTGGTGCGGGAAGTCAGCTGGCGCGTATGGTCGAGGCTTATCGCCAGACCGACCCGTTTGGTGAACTGTATGTGATTGCCGTTCCTGAATCCACGGGCGCGGCGGCAACAGTTACGCTGACGGTGACCGGCGCGGCAACCGAAACCGGCACGGTGAATGTTTATGTGGGACGTACCCGCGTGCAGGCACCGGTGACCAACGGCGATAACGTCGCGACGATTGCCAGCAGTATCAAAGATGCCATCAATGCCGTTCCGGCCCTGCCGTTTACGGCCTCATCTTCGGCTGGCGTGGTTACATTGACCGCGCGTCATAAGGGGCTTTGCGGGAATGAAATTCCTGTCAGCCTCAATTACTACGGCTTTGGTGGGGGCGAAGTGCTGCCAGCGGGCGTACAGATTGCCGTGGCGGCGGGGACCGCCGGAACGGGGGCTCCTGTTCTCACCGGCGCGGTGGCTGCAATGGCGGATGAGCCGTTTGATTATATCGGTCTGCCGTTCAACGAC